TTATCGCCCTGAGACTTAGCCTTGATACCAAACTCTTTTAGTCGCTCAAATTCGCCCGTAGAAGCGTCAGCCACGGCTTCTATCATTTGGGACATGTCTTTACCCATAGCTGAAGAAGTGTTGCCGTATGACAAAAGGGCGCGCTCTGACGGGTCTAATCCCAAAGCCTTTAGTTTTATGAAAGCGTTTACAGATTGATCTAAAGTAAAAGGGGTTTGTGAGGCAAATTCAGTTAATTTATCAAACGCCTTGCCAGCATTCTCGGCGCTGCCTGTGATTGTAGTAAGAGAGCCTCTGAGCTTTTCAGTCTCCACAACAACATCGGCAAACTTTCGACCAATCGCCATGCCGCCCATCGCCACGGCAATGACGCCCACGACCTTTTTGACGTTCGCGCCCATCGAGGTGAAACTTTGGTCAATCTTTTTGGTATTGGCGTCGATTGATTTTTGGCCGCCGTTAACAGCAGTTTCGGCTCTTTTAAGCTCTTTTCGAAGACCTTCGGTTGTCGCGTCTATACGAAGTAACAGGTCACTGACGTCTGCCATATTTCATCGCCCATAAAAAAGGCCACAAAAGCGGCCAAATAAAATTAGTCTGAATTGAAATTAAAAAAGTCTTCAGTCGTGTACTTGAGTCTCTTTTTGCTTAACGATTGCTGAAATAAAGGAGGACATGCTTGATTCTTTTTTCTTCGGTTCTGACTTCTTGCCGCCGTTTTGCATCTGGATAAAATCTATCTTGGCAGCTATTGAAATGGTAATTTCGGGGACTGTGCTATTCCATGCTACATCGGGCGACCATCCAAGCCAGCCCGTTGCAACACCGAATATATGAACAAGGTATTCAGCCTCGGTCATAGAATCGCCTTCTACTTTTTTTTAGTAGAATCCTCGGATTCCGTATCACCATTTGGATTCATCAACTTGGTAATAAAAGGAACCACTTGTTCCGTTGCGCCCGCGATACCATGAGAGAAAACAGCTTCTTCAATATCTCCCAGTTCTCGCGGAACAGATCCAGCGCCAGCAGAAATGATGGCCGCGATGGTTTCGACATTAAGCTGACCCAATGCCTCCATCGCTCCGCGTAAACCACCAAATCTAGCTTGGATTTTCTTCATCGCTTTGAGCGTAGGGCGAAGCTCGTAAATAGTATCGCCCAGCTCGATAGTTACCTCGCCGTGACCTAGACTCATGCTCTAAGATCCACAATGAAGCCTTGGTCATTGGTTATCATGTGCTCAACCAATTCCATGTCTTCAACGCTGCCACCAGGATACTGCTCGTTGCCAACCTTGCCTCTCCAAAAGATAGTTGTTGCATTACCAGCCGCAGGGTCGTTGTAAACAACTTTCATGTTATAAGCCGCCTGAGTGGTAACAGCCGCCGCTTCGCGCAAATCAATTTGACCAGCATCGTCAGGGTCGTAGCCGACAGTGATCATTATATTATCGCCCGCCTTTGAGGATTTGCTCTGAACCGTGCGTCCAGTGCTTAATCCTGTGAATGCGGAAAAGTTTTGCGTATCGGTTAAGGCAGAAATAGACTGAACCTCTCCAATCTGAACAAAAGTATCTGCCTCCATTTCTGATAAGGTACTACCTGCTCCGGTAGTGCCGATGTGAACTGTTGCGAATGCCATTGAATAAACAGCCATAATATTGCACCTCCAAAGTGCTAGTTTTTAAAACTCTAAAAGAACTTGCAGGCGCAATTGGCCCATGTAAGTTACACCATCAGACTCCCTATTGGTTCGCTTCGACAAAACCTGAGATTGCGCGACTCGGCCAGTAGAGAGAGTGAATTTTTGATCATGGAGCAAGGTGTCAAGCTCGGCCATGATTGATAAAACTTCCTTCTGTCCCCGGTAATCTGACCAGACAGAGAAATACATTATTTTTTGATCTTTTCGATCAGAAAGCCAATTCGCTCTTGACGAATCCTGATAGTCGATAGTGACATAAGGATAATCTGCGTCCTGTGGTACTGAGTCATACACAGGGACCGATAGCTGCGCGTCTAGCTCTGCGTAAACGGCAGTTTGAAAGGCAACCGAAGGATCGCTCATAAGCCTTGCGCCTTCTTAACCGCGTCAGTAATAACCTTCTCAACACGACTGATTATTTTGGGCTTTTCATAGTCCCAAGCTGGCTGTAAAAAAGGCTGTGCAGCCATTCTTGTGCCGCCATTGCTATTCTTTGTGCCGAACTCTAAAAACCTTGCATAAAATGCTCGTGTTCTTGCTTTCTTTCCTCTAATACCAACCTGTGCAGTAAGCCCATTTTTTGCCACTAAAGACGTAATGTTGTCTTCAAGGTTTCCCGTATCTCTAGGAACTCTTGAAATTACTTCTCGCATAAGACCATTAGCCGCATCTTGCATAGCTGGCTTAATTCTGGCATCAGTTTCGGTTAAGATTCTTCGGAGCTTTATGCGCGCTCTTGTGCTTGTTACGGATGATTTGCGAGCCATTACTGTGTGACTCCTCGCTCTGCGTTAATTTCTAAATAAGCCGCTCTTGTGCCTTCCGTGAGGACTTCTCTGATATTGTAGGTCGCGCCATTCCAGACAATACGATCGGTGTTTTTAATGTCGCTGCGGTTTCTAATCTTGAACAAATACATAGCAGGAGCTTCAACACGATCATGCGTTGCCAGTTCCCTTCCTCTTCTTGGTCTGACATGAGCCCATAGGTCAGCCGCAACATCAGTTAAGGCAACGGTATCGCCGCCCATCCCATCACTGGTGCGAGTCTCGCGCTTGATAGTTATTAGCTGATCAAGCGCGCCGGGGTTCATCAAGCTACCCACCCCTTTCTATTCGTGTTTATTAAGCTCTGAACTGCGAAGGGAAGCTCTGACACAGTTTCACGAGCCGCCACGCCTGTAGGGTTTTCATACCAATGGCTTATCAACAAGCTCATTGCCTGCCTGATCGAATTAGGCACGCCCGCAGAGGTATCGCTAAAGCCCGCAACAAAGGTGACTGTTATAGCGTCGAGCCGGTCAAATACGGCCGGAATAACGACACCAGGCTTTGCTTTAATCCAAGCCCTATCCTGATTGCCGTAAAGGTAAAAATCACTTACCGTTAAAGTTCTGGAAACATTTTCATTATCAAAATATTGAATCGATGTGATTGAGCTCACAGGGGTGATTGGGATATCTATCGTGTTATCCGCTCCGTAAGTCTCAACAGATAAGGCCCACGTTTGATGTATTAATGCCTTGCCTATCACGCCGCTTGGGACATCCATAAAATCTGTAGCCGCTGCAATCAATCCTGTGATTCGAGTATCATCGCTTGTGTGTTGAATTCGAAGATCAGATTTAATCTCGTCAACAGTTACCGGATAAGCCGCCGCTTCTACTGTTCGATTCAACAAATACTCGCTATTCATAATTAGACCTTGTTAGCTTTTTCAGTTTTAAATTTCTTTGTGGCTGTTTGCTTGGTAGCGGATCGAACAGCCGTTGCTTGGCCTGCCTCAACCATGCGAGCGCCCTCGGCATCGCTTACTTCAATTTCATCACCTACGTTTTGACTGTCGCCAATAACCGCTCGGCTTACTAATAATTTAACCTTCATGCTTTAATCTCCGAAAAGTGAAAAGCAGAGACGCCCCGAAGGACGCCTCTAACCTACTAGCTTGCAGCAGTTATTAAATGCTTAACCGCAGCAGTATCACCAAGCTCACCGTCGAAACGGATAAGGCCAGCAATACCCATGTCAGGCCAGAATCGCTCCTTCATAACACCGATAACAGGTGCGCCGACTTTGCGAACGTAATACTTGCTGAAGTCACCGAAAGTGATAACTTTCTTCGCGGCAGCCAAAGAGTCCATAGCCTGGTTGATGCTATAAGCGCGACCATTAAAAGTAGATGGGGCTCCAGCAATGACATTGCCCTGTTGCCATAAGTAATTGCCATCGCCATCTTTCAGCTTACGAACAGCTAACAAAGTGGAATCGTTGAACATATAACGAGTCTTTGGTGACATGCGGTAAGCAGGGTCAACAGAGTGCTCAAGATCAAAAATCTCATCAAAGGTGACTGCGGACGTTGCTGCTGCGGTTTTGCCAAGACTTGAAGCCGTAACCACGCCATTTGGAGCGCTAGAGCCTGAGCCGGTAGTAAGCTGAAGGTTTGCAATTCGACCTAAACGCTCGCCAAGCAAAGAGCCTAACAATTGCTCCATTGAGAAAATGGAGTCCATGTCTAGTTCCCAAGACCAGCGTATGAACTCTGTGTCGAAGGAATAAGCATCTAGAGACTTCTGGCCGAACGTTGCGTCCTTGCCGCCGTCATTAACAAGTGCGTCGCCTTCCGTATGAGCGACCGCTGTGACAGCGGTGTCATTGATAGTCGGAATCTTCAAAGGATTGCCGCTAGTGGTAGAAATAATCGTGGCAACGTCTTCGTTGTACATCGGACCCCAGGCAAGCATTGATCTGACAATCTCATCAGATAAAGTCGTTGGGACAGTGAAGCCGCCAGCAGTAGTTGTGCCGCCAGTTTGTGCGCGATACTCAGTCATTCCCTGCTTTAGAACCTGACGCTCTTCAGAACTCAGTGTGTCCTGTTGGCCGCAGATAACCTTTGCGAATACGTTGCGATACTCTGCCTTGACCGGCTCAACGCTGCCATCATCAGATCCATCAGCAGGATTGGGGCGACGGCTTTCGACTGCTCGCTTCTCAGCAGTAGCAATCTTATCTTCGCGATTAAGTTTTGCGTCAATCGCATCGTGGTCGACCATCCGCGCATCAAATCGTGCTTCGATTTCCTTGGCCTCTGCATCACTGGTCTTATCAGTGATTGAATCAAGGTCTTTTCGGGCTTCCGTGGCAAGCTCTGCCATGCGTTCCCGCTGGGTCTTCATTTCTTCAAGTGTCATAGTGACATTCCTGTAATATGCCGAGCCCACCGGCTGATTAAGGGCAACAAATAGCGGGAACCGCTATCTAGTATTCGCCTCGGTAAGAGACAATTTCATTCGCATACGAGCAGCATTAGATACGCCGCCCTGCTTTATTTTTTCATTCGCGCTTCTGTGTTCAGCTAAACAACGCAAACCGATGTCTGTTCCGTCATAAGCTGGGTTGGTTACGATAGAAACATCGAAAAGCGAAGCCTCTCGGATGGTTCTAATTGGGATATCACCGCTCTCGTCCCATTCTTGGACCGAGGGGGAGAATGCAAAGCTCATCTTGTCTAAGTCGCCGCGCTTCATCTTTGGAATGATGGACATTACATCCGGATCGGTCGGGTCGAGCTCGGTTTCCATGTAAAGCCCTTTTTCATCCTCTCGAAGCGTCAAAGTGCCTGATCGGGTGCGAGCAAGGGGCAAACCTTCGTGATTAATGACAAATACAACATCGTCGCGGCCAATTGCGCCAGTGAACGCACCAGGGGCAATAACCTCGCGATAAAAACCGCCAATATCTGCCTCTTGATTGAAAACCGCTGCGTATCCGCTAA